TTTCGGCCTCGTCGAGCAGGAGGCCGAGGATCACATCATGCTTGCGGATCCGCTCGGCATCGAGCCGGGCACCGACATCATTGCGGATCAGGCGCTCGCTGCTGGCATCGATCTCGACCCATTGCCCGCCGCGCTTGTCGACCAGCATCGGGTCGATCGCGGGCCCGTTGCGCAGTTCGATTTCCAGTCGGCGTTCGCTGCGATCCTCCAGCGGCCGGTACATGATGATGCCCGAGGTGTAGAAGCCGCGCAGCGCACTGGCGCCGGACAGCGCCTGGAACGGATCCTCGGCGACCTGCTTTTTGGTCATCTTCTTGGTGTGGTGCGCAAGGATCACGCCGGCATCGGGCGCCACTGCATCGCGCAACTGCTCGACCCGCTCCTGCAGGAAGAACATCATGGCGCTGTTGTCGTTTTCGCCGCCGCCGTCCGGCCCGCCGTCAAACAGGTTACGGATCGGGTCGATGCAGATGATGTCGGGCGGGTCGGCCGGAAAATGGGATTTGATTGCATCGACGGCCAGCGCCACCCCGCGATCATCGAGCAAGAGTTTCAGTTTCGGCGTGACGATGAGGTTATCGCGCGCGGCAGCGATAACAGCGGGATCCAGCCGGATCGCCTGCAACCGTTCGCGCAGATAGTGGTACTGGATCTCGGCCTGCAGGTAGAAGATCCGCAAGGGGCGCGGCGGCGTAAAGCCGAGAAACGCCACACCTGCCGCCATGTGCGCGAGAAAACAGATCAGAAAATCGCTCTTGCCGACCTTGGGTGCGCCGCCGAGCACCAGCATGCCTCCAGCCGTAAGAAGCCGCGGCGACACAATATCCGGTGGCATGGGCCTGGTGTCGTCGAGCAGCGCGCCGAAGGTGAAGGCCGGCATTTCCGACTGGCGCGGCGCTGTGGCAGAACGCAGCAGCGGCGGGCCATTGCGTTCGACATGCAACCGCCAGAGACGGTCGGATTCCTGGCGCAACCGCTCGAGGGGCCAGCTGGGCCGCAGCATGGCGGCATTATACTGGCAGATCGCTTCCCAGCCTTCATCCGGGCTGATCCGGCCCTCATGGACCTGCCGGATGAAATGGCCGATGGCGGCGCTGGCGCCCTCGAACCGCGACCACGCATCAGCTCCACCTTCATGGACCGGCGTCGTCAGCACATCGCCCAGCGAAGGCTTGTCCGCAGACGTGGCCGTCGCCGCGCCAATCCCGGGCATGGCCGGCATGGCACCCACCGCCTCGGCAAAGTCCGCCAAGTCCACGTCATGCCCGGGGAGATGTTGCAGAATCTGCACCATCCGCTGGCTGCCACCTTTGTGGTAGATCGTGCCCGGAACCCGGATCGGCTGATGCGCGGAGCGGAAATGCGTGTCACCGGCCACCTTGGTGGCAATGGCACCGCGCAGGGCGCAGACCTCCTCGATATCGCTGCCTGTCGCAGGCTCAGACAGCTTCCACCAGACATGAAGTTTGTGCGCGCCCTCGGGCGTCCGCCCGCCGCTCTCCACGACCAGCGCCGGATCGCCCAGATGCCGGATCAGATGGGTGAGCTTGGCCCCGATATCGCCGGTGTCGATGTCGACGACGATCGCCTGCATGGCGGCAATATCCGCCGACTTCGCCTGGCCGCTCTCCGCCACCGTGCCGGGAATGACGTAAACCGCCGCACCCTCGCGCCCGGCCCAATGGGCGAAGGTCGTCAGCTTGTCCGGTGCCGAGGCATCGGCGTCGATCCAGATATTATGTGGCTTGCCCTCGATGCCTTGACCCTTGTCGATGAAACTGCGGACCGGGATCAGGCCGTCACAATAGCTGAACACCACATCGACAAAGGTGGCGATCTGGGCTGGGTCGGGCTCGAGAAACAGCTCTTCCAGCGACGGGGCGTCGTTGAAATCCCGCCAGGGATTGAAGTGGACGATGTTGTCCTCGCTCATTGGGCCATCTCCCAGCAACGGGCCGCCCATGAGCAGAACCGGCATTCAAAATGGTCGCGGGTCCTGGTGAAACGCGGCAACAATTCCCCGGCATCGGTGGCCGACAGGATCCGCACGGCCTTATCGCTCATGCGCTGGGCAAGGTCCGCGTCGAACGGCACCAGCTCATGGTGGAGCTCGGCCGTGTCCTTGTTGATCGCGGTGAACAGCGCGGGCGATGCAGAAATCCCCGGCACGCTGGCTTCCATATAGGCCTGGTAGAGCGCAATCTGGGCGGCATAGACCGGCTTGGATTTGACCACGCCGTCCTTGACGCAGGCACGCCAGTTCTTCGCGTTCATGGTTTTGAATTCCCACAGCGCGGGAACACGAAGCCCGAGCGTGGCAGGTCCACCGGCGATAATGCCATCGACATGACCGCGCAGCCGTCCGCCGGCGGCCGAGAAGCCAAACTGCTCGCCATCAGGCCGGTTTCCCTTGGCGGTAAAGAGCTCAAGCCCTGCGCCGCGCAGCCAGGCGATGGCCAGGTCTTCCAGTGCATGACCGATGGCAAAGATGCGCAGGGTGCGGCCCGAGAAGTCGGTGCCTTCATCCTTTGGCGTAGCGGTGAACTCGAACTGGAGCGCGCGTTCGCAGGAAACGCCCACCCGCGAGCCGCCGAGGTAATCGCGGGGAACCTTCTCGACGTCCTGAGCAATGAGGTGGTGTTCGACCAGCGCGTTCAGGCGCTCGCCGACTGCGGGGCGGTGGTTGAAATCCAGCATCAGAATGGCACGTACATCGGGTCGGCAGCAGCAATGTCGCGCATCGCGGTCTGGAAGCCTTCGACGGCCACCGAGATCAACTCGAGCATCTGCTCCTGCGACCAGGCGCTGGGCGGGGTTTGCCAGCCGATCACATCGATCACAGCAGTCATCTGCTGAAGAGTGGCGCGGATCGCGGCCATCTCGTGCTCGGTCAGATCAACCATGTCCGGCACCTTTCGCGCTCGCAGCCAGAAGAAACGCTGGCAGCTGATGGAGCAGAACCACACAGACGGGCCCGAATGTTTCGTGCGTTGCGGGCCCAACCAGCCGAAGCCAGAGGTTGGTCGACGACATACTGCACACAGCAATCCGTGTGGATGCCAGCACCGCAGCCGCTGTTCGGCGGATGGCGATTTTTCCATGGGTCTTGTCCATCATGCCGCCTCCCGGAATGCTTCGGGATCCGCGCCATGCACGAGGCTGCGGATGGCGGACTGGTTGAAGCGGAAGGAGATCAGCGCGGAGGCGTGGTAACGCGTCAGGCCATAATCCGAGCGATAGGCGACCGGCAGGAAAGCCAGCTGCTTATCCGTCGGCGGCTGGCGCAACCAGCCACGGCTCTTGTGGGCGGACTCGTCGCTCTCATGGGTGTTGAGCCAGTCATCGGCGGCGGCAAGGCAGATGCTGCGCTCGCCGACCGCCAGGAGGTGTGCAGTCTTCCGTGGCTGCCCACCAATGCCGTACCAGCGGCCGTTCAGGAAAAAGACGCCCGCCCAGGCATGAAAACCGATGGCAACGAGCGCGGCATCATCCCCGAAAATATCCACCCATTGGAAACTCGAACGCTTCAGGAGATCGATCTCGGCCATGATGAACTGGCCGAGGGGTTCGGCAGGATCGTGTTCGGCACCTTCCCAGATGTGACCGCACAGCGGGCATTCGGTCACGGCCGCCGGGACGACAGCACCACATTCCGGACATTCCTTGGTGGGCGCGTCACCGGTGGCCTGCTTGCCATCAAGATCGACATCCTGCTCGAGCGAACCATGGATCAGTGTCGATGTGCCAAAGTCGAGGACAATGCAGTCGGTTTTGACGATGCCTGGATAATCTTCCGGGTTCACTGTGCGCAGGCCGCGCCCGATCATCTGGATCATGGTCGATTTGAATGAGCTGGGGCGCAGCAGGATGACGCAGGAGGTCGGGGGATGATCCCAGCCTTCGGTTAGCACCGCGACATTGACGACCACCTGAAGATCACCGGCATCATAGGAAGCCAAGGTCGCACGACGGGTCGCATCATCCAGATCGCCATGCACGACCGCCGCGGCGATGCCGTTTGCATTGAAGGCTTCCGCCACATTCTCGGCATGACTGACGGTCGAGCAGAACACGACGGTCTGGCGGTCACCGGCCTTCTCCTGCCAGTGGGCGATGACCTGGTCGGTCACCGGCGCCTTGTTCATGATGGCGTCGACCTGGCCCATGTCGAAATCGGCCGCCGTCTTGCGCACCTTGCCGAGATCTTCGCGAACGCCGACGTCGATCACGAAGGTGCGCGGGCGCATGAGATGCCCGGAGGCGATCAGTTCCCCCATGCGGATCTGGTCCGCCACGTTGGTGAAAACCTCGCGCAGCCCCTTGCGGTCGCCGCGATTGGGCGTGGCGGTCACTCCGAAGACGCGCGCCATCGGATTGAGGTGGAGGACGCGATCAATGATGCGACGGTAGCTATCGGCGACCACATGATGCGCCTCGTCGATCACCAGCAGATCGACCGACGGCATGGCGTCGAGATTGGTTGGCCGCGAAAGGGTCGGCACCATCGCGAAGGTAACCTGGGCCTCCCAGCTTTTGCTGCCGGCATCGACAACCGAGGTCGACATCCCCGGATTAACCCTGGAAAATTTGTCCCGGTTCTGGTCGGTCAGTTCATCGCGGTGGGCAA